GGTGATGCGGTTGTGAATAAAGTTAGTCATACATAAGATTGAGAGGATGAGAGATGAAACAAAGCGGAATCAGTCAATTTACGGACGCGGTTATTATATGTTGTTTGGCGTGGGTAATCATTGCGCCTATTTTGTTGATTGTGTTTAGTTTGTAATTGGAGTGGTATGAGTGAACCGATCAAAGCGGTTGAAGTTATTTTTGAGATTGTAGAAGTAAAAACGATGGTAGATAATTCAACTAAAGTTGTAATGAATATACCAGAACAATGTAAAAAACAGGCAACTGAAATATTCAAACACGCCAGAGAGATGGCGAAAGCAGTTATACAGTTTACGGACGAATAGCATACTAAAGCGGACATAAAATATACCAAAATGAGCGATTTACGTACTGAAATAAACCAATTATCTGATTTACGCCTAGACTACGTCATGGCGCGGTCAAGGGTTACAAGTGATGCTCAGGGAATTCGAGAATCAGGCGTAAACAAAACAACTTTTTACTCATGGTCAGAGGAAGAACGAAATAAACTAAACGACATAGCGCAAAGGTTGAAACGAGATACCGCACTAAAAGCATTGACTATTATTCAAAACGCAGCTGAAGAAGCCGCCAAGGTAAAAGTAGCCGGATTGAAGTCAAGAGACGAACGTGTAAAACAGGGCGTAGCAACAGAGATACTTGATAGGGGAGTAGGCAAAGTGACTGATAAGGTAGACGTAACCAGCGCGGGCGAAAAGATTATAGTTACTTTGAGAGAAGATAATGATTAGTGGAATTTATGCTATTGTCAATAAAATAAATGGACATTGTTATATAGGTTCGTCTTGGAATATAGATGTTAGATATAAAAAACACGAATCATTATTAGACCACAACAAGCATCATAGCAGACATTTACAATCTGCATGGAATAAATACGGGAGAGATAATTTTGTTTGTGTCGTGTTGCATAATTGTCTAAGAGAAGAGTTATTACAGTACGAACAAAACTATATAAACAAAGTTATGCCAGAATACAATATTTGTATTGTGGCTGGAAGTAAAGCTGGAGTTCCAAGAACCGATGAAGAAAAAATAAAAATATCTTTGTCTCTTATTGGTAAATCAAACGGCCCAAGAAGTGAAGAAACAAAAAGAAAAATATCAATTGGAAATACTGGTAAAGTTTTTACAGAAGAACATAAAAGAAACATGATAAATTCTAGAATTGGATATACTCATTCAGAAGAAACAAAATTAAAGATATCGACTGCTGGAAAAGGACGAAAACAAACAGAAGATGATAGGCATAAAAAATCTATTGCTGCAATGGGTAATCAAAGAACTCTAGGATTAGTTCATACAGAAGAAACAAAGCGCAAAATGAGTGAAGCAAGAAAAGAATATTGGGCGCGAAAAAATGCCGCAAGTTGAAATAAACACTTCCGTATTGAATAAAGCGTATATTCCATATTTAGACGAAATGGCACGCACCCAGGTATATTTTGGAGGCGCGGCAAGTGGAAAAAGTGTATTTCTTGCCCAAAGAGATATTATTGATATTATGAAGGGCGGAAGAAACTTCCTGATATGCAGACAAGTTGGAAGGACTTTGAGGGGGTCTGTTATTCAGGAAGTTGTAAAGATTATAAACAAATGGGGATTGCAAAGTTTATTCACAATCAATAAAACAGATGGAACAATACTTTGCTCTAATGGTTATCAGATGGTTTTTGTTGGACTGGATGATACAGAAAAACTAAAAAGCCTTACACCTGCTAAGGGTGTATGGACTGATGTTCGTGTCGAAGAAGCAACGGAAACAGAGCAATCTTCAATAAAGCAATTGCTAAAACGCCAAAGGGGTGGAGACGAAAATACAAAAAAAAGATTGACGCTATCATTTAATCCAGTATTGAAAACAAGTTGGATTTATAGAGAATATTTTTTAGATAATAAATGGGCTGATGACCAAAAAGAATTTCATAGCGATGATTTGTCTATTCTAAAAACAACATACCGCGATAATGCTTTTTTGACAAAAGAAGATATTTACGGATTAGAGAACGAAAAAGATCAATATTATTATAGTGTTTACACAGAAGGTAATTGGGGTGTACTTGGTGACGTTATATTCAAGAACATCCATTATGTTGACCTCAATCAACCCGGCGAATATTACCTACCAGTTGAGCAGCGGACTAACAGGCGTAACGGATTAGACTTCGGGTTTAGTAGCGATCCGGCTGCGATGCCATGTATGCACCTTGATAAAATGCGCAAGCGGATATATTTCTTTGATGAATTATACGAGAGAGGATTGACTAATCAAGAGTTAGCTCCTATGGTTACCGCTCTAATAGGTCGTGAAAGGGTAGTATGTGATTCATCCGAACCTAAGTCTATTCAAGAGTTACAGATAGCCGGTGTAAATGCTTCAGGTGCTAAAAAAGGAAAGGATTCTGTAAATTTTGGTGTACAATGGTTACAAGGCTATGAAATTATAATTGGCTTGAATTGTGTCAACGCTTACAGAGAATTTACTACATACCATTGGAAGAAAAATAAGGACGGAGAATCGTTAAGGATTCCAGTAGACAAAGACAATCATCTAATAGACGGTGCGAGATACGGGTTAGAGGATGATATGGATAGTAGTGAATGGTCAGTATTGTGAAAGGGTGATTTATGGCGACTCGTGGATATAATATCAAAGTTGTTAATGGTCAAAAGGCTTATACCATATTGGGTGACGAGGGATGGGTAACGTTAGGCGGAGATACAAAAGAAAAAGCAGGAACAGTAACGGCTTTGAGTTCACGGGTTGCAATCGTATTCAGGGGAATGACAATTCGAGCGAATGCCTTATCGTCTATTCCATTTGATATGACAGACCTTTCAGGTAACGTGGTAGACACTTCGGACGATTGGAAAAATGTATGCGGATTTTTCCCGAACCCTGAAAATCTATTCTGGCAATTAGAGGCTGCCTGGACTTTATACGGTAGGGGATATTGTCACCAATCAAGGAATATATACAACTTCGTAAAGATATTCAAGTATCTCGCTCCCGATTCCGTACAATACAATAAAGATAAAAACGTATTCGTAAGAAATAACAAGGACTTCCAACCAGCATTAGATAAAGACGGCAAACCGACTAAGGGTGAAAGTATCGTTAGTTTGTGGGCTCCAGATCCAGACGTGGAACACGGCCCGCCTCTCAAATGCCCAGGCAAAGCTGCTTTTAGTGCTATGGGAGTTATTTATAATTTAGATCAATCCAGCTTATCGTTTTTCAAGAACGGTATGCTACATACCTATATATTCAAAGTTGGAGCAGGAACACAACAAGCAGACGTTGAATTGTTAGAAGAGCGCGTAAACCAAAAACTTAGGGGAACGTGGAACGCATTCAAGGCGTTATTCCTAAAGTCTGAAAAATTTGAACCTGTTGATATTGGTGGTGGTTTGGATTGGCTTTCAAATGTTCCGCTGACTAAAGAAAAACGAGAGGACGTTGCAATCGCTCTTGGCGTTCCGATGTCAAAACTATTCACAGAGTCGGCTGCTGGTTTGGGTGGTGGTGGAGTTGCCGAGAGTGACGATAAAAAACTAATCATCGACACGGCCTTACCAGACTTCAAGAACATTATCAGACAACTAAACGAGCAAGTATTCATCCCCGCTGGTTATAGATTGGTCGAGAGACATGAAAAGCTGGACGTGTTCAATGAGACTGAATTATCTTTGGGTGAAACGTTGACGAAATATGTAACGGCTTTCAATACCAATCCAGAGCTGGCAGTAGAAATGGCGGAACTATTAGGTATCACAATTCCAGATGACCAAAAAGCTAGGTTGTTGACTATCGCACGTAAAAAACCAGAGCCTACACAATTTGAAAGTGTTAACCAACCAAAGCAGACAGAAAAAGAGGACGAAGCGCCTGACACAATAAAGAACATTGAATACAATAAAGAGATGCAGCGTTACCAGAGAAAGGCGCTAAAGAAAATAGGTCAGGTGGTAGAATTTGAGAGCGACATTATCCCTATTGACGTATTGCATTCGATCAAAACGGCATTACCTGGGTGTAAATCAGAGGATGAAGTAAAGCAAGTATTTGGAACTAAGGCTGAATATAAAGCGCGTGAAATTGGAGAAATTGACAAGGTTATTCAGGCGCTAGAGCTAAACTTACAGGCAATTGAAAAATGAGATACAAAGCTATTGTATACGCTATCAAATGGTTAGCAGAGCGAGGCGTAAAGACCGCCGCGTACATGTCGCGCGTCATTGATACTTTGGTGAGAGACTTATACAATGGCGTTATAGAATCAGATGAATTCAATACAGAATTAGCAGATTTGATTGAGAATCAATTTAGACGTGCTTTCAACGAGGGTATGCGAAATAACGGCTTAGACCCTGCAAAAGACATGACCGATGAATGGGAAGCTGAATATCAGAGAATGGTTACGGCACAATATGAGTTTATTGAGAGGTTTGCTAAGGATATTCTGGAAGGTTCTGAAAAAGGGCAAAGCAAAGACGAATTCATGGCGCGAGCCGATCTTTGGGCTAATCAATATGAATCAGTTGTGAATGAGGCGCAATTGATTACAGCCGATAAAAAACAGAAGTATAAATGGACTCTCGGAGCAACGGAAGAGCATTGTTCCACTTGTTCAAGGTTGAATGGAATCATAGCTTATGCCGAAGAATGGGAACAAGCTGGTTTTCATCCGCAAAGACCGCCTAACGAATTATTAGAGTGCGGCGGTTGGAGGTGCGACTGTTCGCTGGAACCAACAGACAAAAGACGAACAGCGGACGCGTTAGGTATATTATTGGATATTGCAGCGAGTGGGAATGTATGAGTGATTTTATAGGCGTTGACATTTCAGGCATTACCACAATTTCAGAGAGACTAAAGAAATTACCTAAAGAGGCGCGTGATGCTGGGGTTGAAGCTGCAAACGAATACATTATAAACATCATGCAACAATACCCACCTAAACCGTCCGCGCCTTTTGTGTGGTCGAGTGAAAAACAACGCAGGTATGTAATGATGAAAATAAAAAAAGACGGGTATAAGGGGAGAACCCAGGCGCTAAGGAACGCATGGAAAACAGTAGGAAAAGGTTATAATCAAATAGTAGCGAATGAGAGTCAATACGCTCAATATGTTCAAGGTGATAATCAGATCATCGGACATAAGACTAATAACTGGAAAACGATTGAGAGTAATTTGAAAACAAAAGGTAAAGACATACTAAAGAAATTTGAGGGCGGCGTAAAATCCGCTCTCAAGAAGTTGAAGCTAAACTAGAAAAGAGGTTATTATGACAGCTCAAGTTGTAACGATTACAGAATCAGATAGCAGTAAAACATCCCTAAAAAAAATAGTGTGGGATTGGGCATGTACGGATGGCGGCATAGTTACCGGATCAGTAACGACCGGAAAATATACCGGTCAGATTGTGAGGCTGATTACCAATCCAGACGCCGCGGGGGATGCACCAACGGCTGATTATGATATTCAGGTATTGGATTCTGATAGTGCTGACGTTCTCATGGGCGCAGGTGCAAATAGGCACACCTCAAATACCGAACAAGTATTAGCATCGTCTTTGGGGTTCGTGTATGATAGTAAATTGACGCTTGAAATAACCGCCGCCGGTGATGCTAAAAAAGGTCTTGTAATCTTATATGTGTTAGGAGTATAAAATGGCTAAAAAACATGTAACCGTTGAAATTGAAGCAGATCCGTTCTTGGAGATTGTAGAGGACGAACCGACTATTGAAATAAAGCCGGTCAAGGTTGAAAAGAAAGTGAATATTTACAAAGACGCTCTAGAAACTGTACTAAAAATGATACAGTCCGGCACACACGTTGAAAACATCATGAAGTACATTGACAGTATCTTGAAATAAACTAATGTAATTCAATCTAAAATGGCTTATAATATTCTTATAAGTCATTTTGATTTAAGGAGAGAATATGACACGACCAAAAGGAAGTAAGAACAATAAGCCTATTGTATTTGATGCGCTAGTTACAACACTGAATGAAACAATTTTACCTGAACTACAAGAATCGAAATCCGATCAATCGATCAGGGAGTGTCTATTACTTATTGTTGATGCTCTCTATTACAAAGACGGTGACGCTGGCACATGGAAGCCGATTAGAGACAAGATAGAGGCGCTATGAATTGCCCTTGGTGTGGTGGTAATAAGATAACCCACAATGAACATGTGTCATATACCGCGCCGTATTTGAGCGTAGAATTGCACGGCGCAAAGATACCGATGCAACCAATTGCGTTATTTTCAACGTGTGAATGTGGATTGATATTTCAAGAGAATAAATTCTCAGACAAATGGTACGAGTGGTTTTATTCATCCGGTACTTACAGACAAACACTAGGAATAAGTCAAGAAGAAATGGACGCGGACGAACAAAGACGCGCTGATGATTTAGTTGAATGGTTATCTGTGTTTGACGAAATGAACATAAATCATCATTGTGATATTGGATCATCGCGCGGTTATCTCATGGAAAATATGCGGCGTGAATATCAATGTAGTGTTTACGGAGTTGAGCCTAATTCAGACTATAAAAGTATTGTTGAAAGCGGTTATTTTAGTAAGCCTGATTTAGTCTCCGCTATCCATGTATTAGAACACGTTACCGACCCGATCAAAGAACTGACAACCTGGGCGAACATGACAAGTAAATACTTACTCATTGAAGTCCCGGGGTTGAATACCGTAGGCGGG